TGCCGGCGCTACCGCTGCTGTTGACGCGTGCGACGCTGGTAGAATTGCCACCTCCCGCAGAAGCTAACCACCAGTTCGCGCGAGCACCACCGTCACCAGCACCCTTAACACGCTTCATGTTATTGGCGAAAATCGGGTATTGAACAAATCCGCCGTTTGAATACCCCGGAGTTGCAGGCACAAGGCTGCCCCACATATTTGTGCCGTAGACTTCTACTTCATAAGGAAGCCAGAGCAATCCCATATCGGCCCAAGCCCAGTTATTATCATCGATCAGAAGCTGCCCGGCTGTATATCTTGAAGGAAGCAGCGCTCTTTTCTGGATCATGACGTTTCTGAGCGCCGACGGGATTTTATCGAGAATACCTGTGGTTGAATAATCTACAGGCGTGAACGGCGTGCCTTCTGCGGTTATCGCGTTTGGCACATTTTTCGCCAAGCTGTTAAGCCATGCATGCACTTCGGAAGCAAGCCACGGGCTCGGCGAGACCGATGTCCCGTTATTGTAATTGACGCGGTTGAATCTCGCAGGACCTCCGGCGGTAGGGTGACAATCGCGAGTAATAAAGTCGATATGATTTCCAACCGCTGTGTCGCCATAATTTTTATAGGTATTGATTCCTGCGATCTCAGCTTTGAATTGCGTGCTGTCCGTAAGAGCAAACGGAATAAAATCGCCGACATAGATTCCGCGCCAGTCCTGCGCTTTTATGCGGGCGCTGATCCAAGCCCACGGGTCCCCGTTATACGGAGCCGCGCTGATTTCGGTCGCATGTAAGACCGTTAAATCTACGCCGTCATAAACCCGGTTGGCGAGCAAAAAGAGCTTTTCCGTGTCATTGTCTTTTACGTCATACGTAACGCCGCCGACTACGATCTGGTTGATATTCTGCATTATTTTATTTCCTCCTTAAATTAAGACTGCGGTCTCGCCGTTTACAGTGGCGAAACCGTCGTTGATTACAAGAACATTTCCGCTTGTATTCGGCGCAGTCGCGCCAAAATTAGCGGAGCTGGATAATACGCCGCCCGGACTCACTGAAAAGGAACCGTGCGGGACGCCTCCCCCGACGTCGATCCAGTCGTCTCCGTCTTTAACTTGAAGTTTACCTTCCCAAAAACGAAGCCCGAAAAGACCGTCCTCAGTCGCGATCGTTAATCCCTGCATTGCACCGTATACGCTATAATCCTGTTTATATACCCATGCGCCGCCGATCGCTTCATAGAGAGCTGAGGGACTCCCGGGGCGTGTTTCATCGGCCAAGATTAAAAAGATCGTGCCGACCGGCATTCCTATAGCCGGAGGTAAGTCAGAGAAGGTCGGAACGACGCCGAAAACATCAACGCCAGTCAGGGCGTTCGATAGCAGTTTCAAAGCGTGGATATTAACGAGCATAGGCATGATCCACGGGTTGAATATTTCCGACGCGCTCGCAGGGTCTGTGTCTTGAAGGCTCGGGATCGCGGTCGTGTACCGCAGATCGTCCGGCATATCATAATTCGGTCCGCTGGGGCCCATTTACTTGTCCTCCTTTTCTTAAAATTCGTCGTCAAACGTAAATGTGAAAGTGACGCCGCCGTCTTTTCGCTTGACGTAAAATGTTTTGATCGCGCAAGCGCCTCCGCCTGCGTCGATGAGAGCGGCTTCGCTGATCTCCGCGCCTGCCAAATCCGCCGCCGGTATCGTGGCTTTATAGCGCGCTGTCGTCGGTATAGGGTAGGTGATCCCGCCGTCCATATCGAGGTTATATCTGGCGAGTTCCGCATTGAGTCCGGTCGCCGTTTTCGCGGGTTGGATCGGCTCGCCGGAAGAATTGACGCCCCCGGACCCGAACGCGATTTGCGTTATGACCGGAATAGACGCGACCTTGCCGCTCGTGATTTCGCAGAGGGCTTGTCTCCTGCGCAGAGTGACAATGCTGTTTTCTGACATTTTCTATAGTTCCTCCTTAGTAGTTAGTACTGCTAGTGGTTTTGAGCCGTTGAGCCTGACCGATCCGTCAAGCGCCCACCGTTCCTCTGTTTCAAGACCGGCTGAAACCGTAAAAGTATTCGGGATCGTAAGCCCGACGATCTCAAGCTCTTGAATACTCGTTGAGATTGGATTCTCTACCGTCACGCCTACGCCGAAATCAATAAAAACGATTCCGGGGCGCGTCGCGTTCAATATCCATGACCCGTCAAGGTCCCGAGAACCGTCAAGCAAAATCCCGTCGAGCCGGGCGGTCTTGTTTATGATTCTGAAACGCATGTTCAAATTGTGGAATTTGAACGTATTTTCATTGAATGCAGAAACTGGCAAAACGTTGTCCGTTATATCAAGTTGCAAGTGCGCCGGAAGGCGGTTATCAAGCGCCATGTGAATATCGATCAAATTAAGCGCGTCGCCAAAATCCCGCGTTACTTCAATGTAAATTATGCCGGCTGAAAATCCGACTTCGACAACTCCGCCGGTGAATATATGGAGAATGTCAATAATCTCCTTCCGGCCGATTTTGCCTTGTCCTATGATAAAAGCCTTAATAATATTGCGCCGCTCTACGAGAGTGCGGGGGAAGTCATGCGTTATTCTGAGCCACGCTTCCAACTTCGTTATTGTCGGCGCGTCCGCATAATCGATAAAATTATTGTCGATTCCCTGTATGATTTCGGCTTGTATATCATCGAGCAGCGACCCCCAAGCTTTCCAAATGGCGTCCATTTCGTAGATTTCCCATTGCCAGACCGGGTACCATGTTTTTATCTCGTCGTAATTACTCGCAAGCGCGTTTTCATACAATAACATTGACGCTCACCTCCCCGAGCGAAGCGACCTGTCTCTCTGTAAGGGTTATATTTCCAGTGGCGCCGTTGAGTTCCAAATCCGAATAGTCTACTAAACCCGGCAAGCTGTATAGAATAGAGCTTATTGCCGAAATTCTTATGACTATCGGCTCGCGCTCCGAAGTTTTAAGCGACAAGTCTTTGAAGTGCGCGATCAGCGCTGCTGAAACGTCTCCCTTGATCTGTTGCTCGTCGTAGCCCTGCTTCAACTCCGCATTGAATTCGATATTGACCGTTAAAGCGCTCGGCGCTACAGCGGCGAAATGCGCCCCGATATTGGCGACCCCGTCCCCGAGCCCGTCCCCTATGGCATATTGAACGCCCGCAACCTCGACTATCAAGCCAAGTGTCATAGGATCGATATATTCTTGCACTCTGTCGACTACTGCCGACGCTGCCGGCAAGCCGTCCGCTCCGATGATGATTCCCATGACCGTATTCGGACCGGCAAAAAGCGGAATGATCCGGGCGCGTCCTACGCCTGCGACCGATTCGCACCATGTTTTATAGTGCTGACGGTTTCCGTTTTCCGCAGGATTCGAGATTTTTTCGATTATCCTTTCCCTGAAACTTTCGTCGTCTTCCGTATCTGCTCCGGGTTCGATCAATACGCCAAACGTGGAAGCTGTAAGGCCCGGAAGATTTCTGTCCGGTATAGCCGCCGCGCCGGGTAGGATATTACTGCTTTCCGATCCGGGGATTTCTGCTTCGAGCGTCAGCATGCGGGTCTCATTGACGAAATACTCGCCGAGTTGAAAATAATGACCGTCACTGAAAAACCGCTCGCCTAAGCTCGGTTGCGATGTGCCGGTCCAGAGGTATTCATACCTTGCATTGGTCGCAGGTTTCCGAAATACTGCGTATTCTGCGCCGCGCCGGTCAAGATACTCGCCGACGGCCGTCGTAACAAATACGAGATCAAGGGCGTATGTAAGATCAACATAAAATTGCGCGAGTTTCATGCACGCCGAAGAAACGGCGTCAAAATAAATGCCGCCCTGTCGTAGATCGATGTCGGGCGGCGCAAGATCAAAACATTCCTGCATTAGATTTTCATAGGTTTTATTTTCAAACAATTAAATCACCTCCTCTATAACGGTTTCACCGAAAACCGTAACCGCCGTGAATCTTATATGCGCTTCTTCATGCTCGAATGAAAACGAAAACCCGTAAACTTCAAAAATCCTGTCGTCTACGAGCAAAGCGTCTTCCACAAGCCAAGGAAGCTCTGACTCGATATATTCCGGCGTTACGTCGCCGGCAATGATCGTGTTTTTTAATTCGCTTCCGTACTGATTATCATAAACGAGGCACCGAAAGCGCGGCGTCCTGAGAGTTTTCGAAATATATTGCTCAACCGCTTCAAGTCCGTCAGCACTGCCTCTCGCAAGTATACGCCCGCGGCCTTGTCTGTCCGTGCTGTAACGGTACGTGCGAGAAGGCTGAGAGCTTTCCTGCTCCAGTTCCTGCACCGGTATGGGGATCGTAACACCCATATTTAGCCCTCCCTGTCAAGTACATAATATTTTTTGCCCTCGTTGAAACTCAGAAGAAAAACCGCTTCTCCGGTTTTGAGAGCATTGAACACCGTGATCGTGGCGTTCGTGTGCGCATGCGTGCCATCGCCGGAATGCCCGCTGCCGACTACGCAGCCCGCGTGCCCGTGTGGACCGGTCGTCGATATAGTGCATGTGGTTGAATAATTCGTAAGGTGCCGCGGAACGCATAAATTATTTGCATTCAATATGAGTTTAGGGTCGTTGTCCGCTTGGATCACCAACGGCGAGGCCGAAGTCACTTTTCCGCGAATTACCCCGGCGCCGTCCGGTATCATGCCTTGAAACATCTCTTTCAAGCTGGTTTCTTCGTTTATATCCACCATAACCTCCCGTATCGTGACCGGTCTTTGTGAGTAGAATCATAAGGGCCTATATCCCCGTGCGCGATACGGTGAGTTCTGGACGACCGCAGGCGCGTTATAGCCCGATTGGTTTAGCGTTTTTCAAATCGTGTGCTTCCGCGAGCTTCAAAGTCATAGTGTGATGGCTCCCGTCAAATACGTGCCGATCTTCTTCGATGTAATAAGACCTTGAAATATCAAGCGGCTTGATTATAAGGAAAACGCCCCGGCCTGTTATTATGTCAGACTGGCCGAGCGCCGCGACGTTCATGACCTTCGTCGCCGCATTATTTTCTTCAAGGACCGAAGTCACAAGCGTGTTAAGCTGCGCCGCGTTCATTTCATCGCTGATCTGAATAACCTCTTGAAAAATGCCGATCTTCTTTTCAAGCGCCGTATTAGAGCGCTCTGCGACGACCGAACCCTCACGAGAAAGCAGCTTGACCCGCGTCCTGACGTTTTCAATGCTTTTTGTGTAGGTATAATCTGCAAGGTTGACGCCGGTTTCGATCACCCATTGCAGAAGGTTGTCGCGCCGTTCTATAAGCCTGAGCTTTTCGCCTTCGCATAAAGGGTAATAGCGAATCCCCGTTGCTTCAAAAGTAAGCGAAAGCGCGTCCGCGATCACGTCCCACGCGGTCGTCTTAGG